CCTAGTTCGGTTGCACTCACCCACCCACGGCGAAGTTTTGACCGTGGGCGACCAACGACTCCTGAGGACCAGAATAAATCCGGCTCAGGCCTTTCAGTGAAGTACTGAAGGAGTTGGCCCCAGTGGGATACGTCCTGCTTCTCGACGGCGGAATCCGCCTTCGATACCAAGACCTCCTCACGATGTAGATCTTTATTCCACCGCTTTCTGAGCGGACGGATATCAGATCAACAGAATGAAGAGTATCCCACGAACCCAGAAAAGATACCGACCACAGGGAGAGTAATCCCCCTGGGCATTGTCTTTTCGATCGCGGAAGCCGCATTCCAGAAACCCTTCAAGAAGAAGTTATTACTGGAGGCGACCGCCGAGATGACACTCTCTGGGCTTGTCTCCGATGGAGGCCTGAGGAAGTATGCTGGTGATATCTCTATACCATCAAACGCCTCCAGGCCACAAGACTCCCGGAATCTTCCATTCCGGTATGTCTTTTCCTGGTTTACCTTGAGACCAAGGTAACCTAGGGCCTCCACCGTGTGTCTACCACCTTCTTTGGGGACAATGATATCATCCCCAAAGACGCGGACCTGCCCTGCTAAGCCCATAATGGTCTTGAGCGTAACTGCAGAGCCCTTCCCGAAGAGGGTCGAGCCTAGCGCGATAGCCAAGAATACATGGGACTGCACAGGGAAAGTGCATGCCGACCCCATCGTACTGAATTTCTTCAAACGTACGATGCTAGGCGATTTGTCATCAAGTCTTTGAGACAAATAGCGGGTCCGACTAGCGTAGAGAGCATCCAAGAGGGATGGAATCCTCCTGAAGATCCTCTCCACGACGCGGCAAGAAAGCCGATCACTGGCCGATGAAAGATCAATCGTCCAATGAGATGACTCTTTTGACGCGAGCCGAGCAAGATCCTGATTTCCGGTTTGGTCTCCAAAGGAGACAAACCGATCCAGGAAAGTGCTCGCATACCTGGCCTTAAAGAACGACCAAATCACTTGTTGGCACCACTGGTGCGCAACAGGCTCAGCGGCGATAAGCCGAGGAGACTTTTGTGTTTTGGGCACTACGATAAGGCGAGAAGAGCATTCAGGATCGCTCCTAGATTGCTCAACGGCAGGTAAACTATCTGACCACAATGCGTAATTCGCGAAGGCGAAATCTGCATAAGGGAAGATAGCCTCTAGTCTGTCAGGCCAGGACGGGAAGCTGTACTTAAACTCCCCGCCTTTAAGGTCTGAAACTACACCAGGACCGTGCTTCGGTGCATGATCGAATGGATCGAAATCCCCGATCACGCAGGAAAGTATATCAGCGACTTGCTGAATACACTTTAGAAGAGAAGCACGTATCGGCTCGCCTCCTGGGTCGAGGGGAAGCTCCCCTCTAACAGGATAGAAGCCGACGGGGTCGCCTAAGTTAAGAAACTTGGCATCCCCACCGCTAAAGGTATCACCATTCCAGTCAAGGTCTGGTGGAACCATCTTATCTTCTATGGCGTAGAAATCCCGAATACTCGCGAGAGTACGTTCAGGAGAGCACTCAAGCTTGACCTTCTTAGCGAACAGCAAAAGCTGCCGCAAGAAACTTATAGCTTGAATGTCTACGACATCCACGAAACAGCCACTATCGTTGAAAACCCTGTTCCATAACCTCGCGAATAATCGCGGGATCGTGGAGTGCGGACCTCTTCTTCTAGATAAAGGAAGAAAAGGTTCGACCCAGAGGGCATTGTCTAGGCATCTGTCAAGATGCTTGCACAAGGCGGGAAGTTCGAGTGTGAGAACACTTAGACCTCTCGCTTCAACGTTCCTAAGAATTCGAGAAAAGTCTCTCCCGAAATCGTCAGAATCGGCCGGGTAGGCACGCGCAGCATCC